TATGGAGAGAATCATATCTAATGGATCGAAAGCCTCAGAAACAGAAAAGAACGATCAGCTTGTTGCACAGGCCGGAGTTTTTGCTAAAGAGACCGACAAAGACGGTAACTCATTACACCCTCATTGTAATAATGCAAACGTTCAGGTGTTAATGTCTGAACTTATTGCAAAAAATAACTACTCTATGGAAAAGGCTTATAATGTGGCTGTATCTACAGAGGGTTTAACAGGTGAGGACATCCAGCAAAAGAGACGCAGAGTTGCAAAGGCCAAGAAGGCAGGAAATGGTCTACCAAGATCATCTACTACTAAGAAATCTGTTTCGTCTAAAGTGAAAAAGTCACAAATGGATGAACTTTCCGATGTTTGGGATTCCTTTGCGGCACAATCTTAACTCCATGAGGTAAATTATGGCTAATCCAAACCTTAGTGAAATTATCACAACTACGTTGCGTAACCGCGCTTCGCAGATTGCTGATAACGTCACGCTAAAGAATGCGTTAATGACGCGTCTTAAGCAAAAAGGTGGCATGAAAACCATAGGCGGCGGACGTGAAATCACGAAACCACTAGACTATGCAGAAAATGGCACTTTTCAATACTACTCTGGTTATGACACACTAAACATTAATCCTTCAGATGTAATCACTTCGGCGACTTACGACTGGAAGAACGCTGTTGTTAATGTGTCTATTTCAGGCGAAGAAGCACGCAAAAACTCAGGCAAAGAAGCGATTCTAGGCTTGTTAGATGCGCGTATTACTAACGCTGAACGCACTATGGCTAACAATATCAATACTGGTATGTTTAGTGATGGTACTGGTTCGGGCGGTAAAGAGATCGGTGGTCTACAGTTACTTGTAGCTGATACTCCGACTTCTGGAACGGTGGGCGGTATTGATCGTGCGTCTTTCTCCTTCTGGCAGAACCAAACGTTTGACGCTACTACAGATGGTGGTGCAGCGGCTTCAGCAACCAATATCATTGGTTATATGAATACGGTGTGGAATCTATGTATGCGTGGTACTGATATGCCTGACTTAATGCCTGCTGATGCGAACTATTATGAGTTCTACGAAGCAGCGCTACAGAGTCAACAGCGTTTCGGTGATGTACGTATTGCGGATGGTGGTTTCTTAACACTTAAATTCAAGACAGGTGACGTTATCCTTGAAGGTTCAAGTGCTATTACTACCAACCACATGTATTTCCTGAATACAGACTTTATCGGCTTTGACATCAACAGTGCGGGTAACTTCGTAACTGGTGAAACTAAAGCTTCAATCAATCAAGACGCGACTGTTGTTCCGTTGATACTAATGGCTAATATGACCATGAGTAACGCGGCACGTCAGGGCGTATTGAAAGACTAACCCCTAGAATAAGGAATAAGAAAATGTCATATATTTTAGGAATGGACTTAACCCGCATCGACGCTACTAATCTGTTTGATGCTGGAACAATAGGTCGAACAGAAGACGGCAAGCTGTATAAATACATACAGTATGAAAACGGTGCTGCTGCTGTTGCTGGTGTATTAGGTGAAGTAGCCTATTACGCTAAGGTCGCTGTTGGTGATGCCACTGGTACTATTGTTACTTCTGATGTATCAGATAGTGACGCTGTAGGTGCTGGTGTGTTACAAGCTTCGTTGACTGATGGTGCGTTTGGCTGGATTCAGGTAACTGGACTAGCTACACTTTCTATCGCTCTAACTGCTGGTGTTGATGGTGATGCATTGACCCCAACAGGTGCGGGTGATGGTACACTTGACGTTAATATAGCAACGGCTGCTAATACTGATATTTGTGCAAGAGCTTTTGATGCTTCTGCGTTTATCATTATGTGCGACTTTGTACATTAATTACTAAGCCCTAGGGGGAGGCTCTAAACCCCCCTTTAAATTTAACCTAAAGGAATAATTATGCATAATTACAATCCAAGCCGACCTGATCCAGAAGACGCTAGTTTACTGGTAACATTTTTTGATAAACCTATTCGTCTAGGCAAAGCCTCTGAAGAAGCTGGTCAAGCTATGTATGAAGACCAAGAATGGGTGCAAATAGTCGTACCCTTCAAGCGTGATGGCGAAGTTGAGAAGAAAGTAACTCAAAGAGATATTGAGCGCTTTCCTAACGAGTACGAGGCTTTCAAGAATAAGGAGAAGATCGAGGTTAAAGGAACATTAATATCTAACTGGAACTTCCCCAACAAAGGACAAGTCCAGATGTTATTAAGCCAGAAAGTAACAACAGTAGAGCAGTTGTCTTCGCTCCATGATGCTCAGTTAACCCGTATGGGTAACGGCTCAAGAGCTTTAAGAGATGCTGCTAAAGACTTTGTTGCACAATCTGGCACTAGAGAGGTTGAAGACCTTAAAGAGCAGTTAGCTAAACAAGCTGAACAAATTGCCGAACTAATGGCAAAGCCGGAGAAAAAAGATGTCGATACTAACAGCGGTACAAAACGTAGCACTGGAAACAGGGCTTCTAAACAAGCCTAATACTGTCGTTGGCAACAATGCTGATGAAGTAGAGAACGCCCTTGCCCTTGCTGAGAGGGTGGGGCAAGAGATCGCGCGTAAAGCTATATGGGCTGAACTTATATCGTTTACTACGTTTAACACGGTCGACACAACACAAGGGTACGCGCTAGTTAGTGACTTTGATAGGTTCGTAAGTGATACACTGTGGAATCAATCCAGCAATAGGAAGCTTGAACTAGTCACAAACAGAACATGGAACTTCCTTGAAAACGGTGTTGTTGCACAAGCTGGTATACATCAGCAATGGATTCAACAAGGTAAAGAGATATTATTAAACCCGATTCCTACTTCTGCTGAAACGATTGAATATGAATACATCACCAATCAATATATAGAAGATGTTTTAGGCACTACGTTTAAGACTACCTTCACTGTAGATACTGACACAACCCGTTATCCTGAATACCTCCTTGAACTGGGATTAAAAGCCAAGATACGTAAACGTTATGGTGATGCTTATCAAGATGACCTAGATGAGTTTAACCGCGAATTAGATATGGCTATAGCTAGATCAGGTGGTAACACTACTCTACGGCCTCACTTAAGAAAAAGATTCCCTGTTACTAACATCCAAGATGGGAACTTTCCTTCATGATTAGACCTAATAGACAGTTACTCGCACAAGAAAGAGCCTCTAATTCGGTTAGGCTTAATATCCCTGCTCCGATAGGCGGCTGGAATACACGCGATTCACTGCCTACTATGGAAGCTACTGATGCTATAACCTTGGATAATTGGTTTCCTCAGACTGGAAGCGTTAAATCGCGAAAGGGTACAGAAGAGTTTACTACAGGCTTCTCTGGTGATGTAGAAACCATAGCACAATACGACTCAGGAGCTTCACAGGTGCGTTTAGCTGCATCAGGTGGTAATGTGTATACTTGGACTTCTTCCATAGGCGGCACAGCCACCTCTATAGGATCAGGTTTTACAAATGCCCGTTGGCAAACTGCTAACATAACATCTAATATGATTTGGGTAAACGGCGCTGATACTCCACAGAACTTTAACGGAACAACTCTTGCAGCGTTAACAATAGTGTTAAAAGACGGTGGTGGATCGGTTATAGTTGGAACTACCGCTGCTGATATGGACGGTATTAATATATTCAAGAACCGTGTTTACTTATGGTCTACTAGTGAAAATAGATTCTTTGTAGGAACAACTAACGCTATACAGGGTGATTTTACTGAGTTCCCACTGGATGCTTTTACTACTGAAGGTGGCTCTTTGGTAGCGATGGGAACTATAACCCGTGATGGTGGTGCTGGTAGTGATGATCTGGCAGCGTTTATAATGTCTACAGGGCAGGTTTTAGTTTACAATGGTGATGATCCAAACACTGCAGCGGATTGGTCTTTAGAAGGGATTTACAAGATACCAGCCCCTATATCAGTTAGGGGCGTTACAAGATGGAAGGGTGATCTTAAAATTATCACCAAAGCTGACCAAATCTCATTAATGGAGGTTATTGGATCGGGTGGGTTAAACGTTAGACCTTCAAAGTTAAGTGGCGCTATTAAAGACGCTATGCAGCTTCACTCAGGCAATTACGGCTGGGAGGCTGTAGTATTTCCTAGTGAAGATATGTTAATATTTAACGTACCGATTTCAACGAATAACACTTACCACCAATACGTGATTAATACTGTCACAGGTGCGGCGTGTAGGTTTATAGGTATGAATGGTAGAACATTCGCAACGGTTGCAGATGAGCTTTATATTGGTGAATCTGGTAGAATATTACGTTACGCAGGGTTTGATGATGATGGTTCAAATATATGTGTAACAGGAGAAGGTGCTTTTATAGACTTCTCTAATGCTCAGAATAAGGCTTTTCTGTCGATAAAAGATATAGTTAAATCAGCAGCCGAGATTAACTTAGCTGTATCAAGGGCGCTAGATTTCGGAGTTCCCGGCGCTCCTAGCCCTCAAAGCTCGACTTCAACAGGTACGCAATGGGATACCGCTCAATGGGATTCGTTCCAATGGGCTGATGAAAGCAGAGCGCAGGCGTTAAGGTTTATTATGATAGGTACTGGCATAGCCATCTCGACAAAGAGAGAAGCAGCTTTAACTGGTGATAGTTTGGAATGGTTCAGGACTGATTACAACTTCAGGCTGACCACTGTTTTTTAATTGATTTTAAGTAAAGGATAAGTTAATATGTATACAAGCACTTCACCAGAAGCAAGCTCTAACGTAGAAATGAGCGTAGAAGTGTTTAATCCTATAGAAAGACTTGCCCTAATAAATAGCTGGTTACGTCAGTATGATCTTAGCCCTGTTGAAGCTTGGCAAGTTCCTCAAACTGCATTCATGTTAAAAGACAGCGAGAAAGACGTTGCTAGTGTATTCTTATACGCCACTGATTCCGGTATATGCTGGTTAGAAGGTGTTATATTGAATCCTTTATTCAAGGGAAAACTAAAGAAACACTTTGATTACGCAAGGGTGTTCATTGAAGAAACCGCTAAAGAAATGGGCTTCAAACAGATCCAAATAAGAACACATATACATAAAAGACAATTTGAAGGAGCTGGTTATACACTAGCTAAAAGATGCAACGTATTAAATAAGGTATTATAATGGGAAGTTTATTTAGCAGTCCTAAACCATCTCAGACACCAGCCCCGGAGAAGATTAATATCCAGACTGGTCAAGGATCTACTACGTTTGGTACGTTTGATGAGCAAGGTAACTTCGTACCATCGCCTGATATTGTTACTCAATTAACCGAGCTATCCCCTGAACAGCAGCAATTACAGACAGGACAAGAGCAATTGGCTCTAGACTTACAGGGTCAGCTAGGAGGTGAATTACAAAGGCCGCGTTCTGCTGATGAAATAAGGGGTAGAGTTCCGTTTGCTTCAGACTTACAGAAGGGCTTACCGGAGTTCCGTGGCATAGATGTTGCAGGATTACAACAAGTGGACACACAAAGGGGACAACAGCAATTCACTGGAGGTCTGCCAGAACTAGGGCAAGACTTTGGTGCATTAGCGCAGAGCGCAGAACAGGCTACATTCCAACGTGGTAGAAACTTACTAGATCCCGGCTTTGAAGAGTCCCGGACAAGACTAGCACAAGACCTTGCTAACAGGGGTATTGATGTTACGTCAAGAGCAGGCCAGAAAGAACTAGACCGACTAGAGCGTAGTCAAGGTGGTCAATTAGAAAACTTAGCCCTATCAAGTGTAGGTGCAGGCCGTCAAGAGCAAGAACGCCTATCAAGACTGCAGTTAGGACAACGCGGTCAATTGTTTGGAGAACAAGCAACACAAGCTGGAATAGGCTTAAGCACATCTCAACTAGAAGCACAGTTAAGAGCGCAAGGCTTAAACGAGCAACAAGTAGCGGCTCAGGTAGCGGCATCTCAACGTGCTCAAACTTTTGGAGAGCGTCAATCAACATTAGAACAATCTCTGCAGAAACAACTTGCCCTATCGAACCTAGAAGCCCAGCAACGCGCTCAACAGGTGGCAGAGGTTCAAGGCACAGGATTACTAGGAACACCATTCCAGCCTACTCCTATTACGTCATTAGGAAGGGGTTCAACAGGAGCAACACCGGGTGGTGCAGGGTTTGACATATTAGGTAAAGCAGCCGGTGCATTCGCGGGGACATTTTAGATGGTTACATTAGCAGAACAGATAACACAGCAGTTAATACAGGGCGCACAGTCGTTCCCAGCTACACAAAGCTTTCCGGTTAATCAGAGCTTCCCTACTGGTGTTCAGGTGCAACAACCTCAACAGCCTAACATTCAACAACAACTACAAGCGGCTCTTCAGGTGTTATACCAAATAGATTAGCAATAGATAGTACTCCAGCGCCACCAGTTGCAAATGCTTCATCTAAGAACCCTAACGATAAGCCTTGTTCTAAACCTGCTATAGCAGCAAGAGTAGTATCA